TTCTTTGGCTACATAGTCAACAAGAAACTCTGTAGGGTTATCTACAGCAGCGCCGAATATAGCTGACCCCACTTCAAAGAAACTATCTTGCCAATCTGCATCTTTTGGTAGGTTGTCTTTAGCGGCTTGTATACGATCACTGATATCTTTTAAGCCAGCTTGGTAGTCCTCTGGCTTACTGTCCCCAGCCATCTTAGTAATTGATTCTAATGTTTTAGCAATTTCAGTATTGCTTGTGTCGTAGCCAACCATAGTAGCCAAATCTAAAAATGATCTAGCTATCTCCGCACCCGCTTCCAGTGCAACAGCAGTACCGACAACCCACTTATCGTCACCAGTTTCGGCGGAAGCACTTACCGCATCTTTTGCTATTTGGTACAAAAAAGACGCTTCTGTTGGGTCTTCTCCTGTAGCTACTTTTTCGCGTATTACTGCATTTTCGTGCTCTCTACCTACAGTTGTACTGCTCTTACCCAGTGCATCTATGTAAGCTGTTTGGTCATTTCCTGCTCTTAACTCTTGCAGCCTAGTTAAATCAGACTCTTGCACCTTCTGCGTAAATTCTTCGCTAGGTTCGTAGCCTAGCTCCTCCATAATTGCAAGATGCGAATAACCGTCTTCTTGTAAATCGTTGTAAATCTCTACAGCTTCGTCAAAGAAAGTAGCTAAATCATCATTTGTAGGTGAAGACACACCTTCGTCTTGAGCTACTTGTTGTGCGAGTAAAAAACAACCTTCTATAACATCGCCACTCTCGCCGATCACATCACTAAGCGCACCACTACCAATGAGTGTCGCTGCAGTTGACAGCATTCCTTCAGCACTGGTGGGGTCAACACCCAGCCCAGCTACTTTGGTAGTTATTTTTAACCAATCAGGCATGATGTCGCCCAATGTCCTAGCTGGCCCTGACACAAATCCTGCGGTCTCAGAAGGTAAGGGTATTAGTTCTAACGCTCCCGCTGATACACCAGCCGTAGCTGCTGCAGTAAGTATCTGAGATAAGTCCTTACCCTGCAGTGCAGCTATACCGCCTGATACGATGGCTTTAGCAGCGACAGTACCAGCAAGAGTTGTGCCTCCAGCAGCGGCACCAGCGGCAGCACCAGCACCAGCACCAGCACCAGCGGCAGCACCAGCGGCAGCACCAGCACCAGCACCAGCAGAAGCTCCACCAGACAGAAGCGAAGACATAGGCCCAGCTAGAGCACCAGCCGTTACATACCCAAGTGCCGCAAGAGCAATAGCTTTTAAGCCGTTCTCTACACTTTTGTCTTTTACCTCTATAGTTCTAATTTCACCCGTAGAGAACGGGTCATATAGGTATGCAGAGCCATCTTTAGTTTGACGGTAAGGGTCAACGCCATACTTAAAGTACAACGACTGCAACATCGGGTCGCGTGTGTGCGCTTCTTCAAGAGCTTTTTGGTAGTTCAGCCCTTCCGTTACCATGAGGTACGGTACTTGCTCCGAAAGTATCGGGCGGACTAAAGATTGGAAGGCTTTAATATCTGCCGCAGAACTACTTGTATGTTTTTTGTAAGAGTCTTTGAACCCGTTAGCAGCTAAATCAACTTCTACAGGTGATATTTCATAGCCGTAATAACTACTTAACGCGCTAGCTAGTTCTTCTGTAGTGCCTGCATCAGCTATGGTTGCGTATGCTTCTATTACAGATTGTTGATCGGCACTGCCGCGTAGCCCTGATAGATACTCAGGAGCATTGTCTACAGTAGACAAGTATAATTCTGGGGTCAGCCCACCAGAAAATAGCCCTGCAAATGCACCCGATCCTTGTCCACCTTCGCCACCAATTATGTCGGCATAAGCATCAAAACCAACAGCTCCAAAGGCTTCCTTAAACCCAAGATTGTAGTAGTCGTCAGTCTTGTCTATGTCGCCTTCGTAAGTAACACCTTTAGCTAATAAATCTTTATATTTCTGTACAGCATCACTAAGCAAACCTTCCACGGCTATAGCAGGGTTAGGGGGTGGAGGTATAGGCTCAGGCTTAGGTTTGGGCGTAGGCGTAGGTTCGGGCGAAGGGTATTGCTCTTCTAGGCGCTCAATAGCCGCTAAAATGTCTTCTTCAGATGGCTCAAACTCAAAACTCTCCATTACGACACCTCCAGCAAGCTAGCGACTACGTGTAACCTGTTGGCTGTAGCTGCGGTGACCTTAACTATCTCGGACTCTTCAATAACAAGTGGTGCAGTAAGTAGTTCTACTGTGGTATTCGCTCCTACTGCTTTGACGTTAAACACACTAAATACTGCCGAAGCAGAATCGGTGATAGTTACGGTAATTGTATCAGCGTTGCCTGAGTCTTCAGATACTAATATAGACTTGATAATTGCTGTTGTCGCCGTAGGGCATGTATACAGCGTGGTTGCAGTGGTGGCAGTTAAATCTACCTTTGCATTTTTATATTGATTAGCCACTAACCCATAAACCAAGCGGTAGCTTGTGCAGCAGGAGACATTGAAGCGTCCCGTATACCTTTATCAAGCTGGTTAAAGTAGATACGCAGTGCGTTATTCATTTGATTAAACGACTGCACATTGTAGTCATTTGGCGGATCTGGAAGAACCGGGGCTTTAAAGTCTATGTTGTAACTTGTTTTGTCTACAGCCATTACCGTCTCCCGTCAGGCCGCATCTCTAGTCTAGGAGAGCCTAACTGCCACTTTACTCCAAGATCACTAGATTCTATCTTTAATGCTAGCTGTCTGCCACGTACTCGTAAATCAAGCCTAGAAGTAAATGCTTCAATTGGTGCGGTTGCTGTCCTAGTTATAGAGCCTGTATTTGTGCCACCTTCAGAAGCAGGTGAGTTACGTCCAGATCCAGAATTTTGTGCTGCAAACAAAGATAGCGTGGCACTGGGGCTGTCTACAGTAGACCCATCAAACGTCACATCTGGGTACACTTTTTGGATAAACGCAAACTTATGCCCATCTTCTAAGTCAAATTGTGCTGAAGATATAAAAGAACTTATACCTGCAGCCGTGCCGGTCTCGTTATCGTCAATACCATCCTCATGGTTAACCACATTGTTGTTATATGTAGCCGCCATAGGAAAGTCACGTATACCTGAGTCTATCCACGCAGTCCTAGCTAGATTGCCGTAGTACCAGATATTCTGTTCATAGTTATAGATAACGTAGCGGTCTATTGTCGTAGAACTAGAAGAGCAGTAGTACCACCATATCTCGCTAAACCCCTCGTTTGTACCTGCAAATACTTGGTCGTACTGTTCTGTGTTGAAGTCGTTAAATATATAGCGTTTTAGAGTGCATGGTAGTGTCTGCACGCGGCCATCATATCGGTAGAATCCGCCTACACCCATCCAATAAGCCACACCATTTGCGTATGCAACGGTGCTAGGAGAAGCAATAGATAAGTTTTCTCCTACTGTCTGTGACGACCATACTGCTGGAGCGCCAACATACTGCAAGGCATACAAAGCCGAGTCAGTCCAAACAAGTATTTCTTGCCTACCTTGTATGGCTGTTATTATCTCAGACCCTTTGGACAATCTAAGATCTCCCGCCTGATTCGTAGCGGATGGCGTCCAGTTAACAGCGTTTTCTTGGTCTGACCAGCGCAGTAACATAGGGTCTATGTCTGTGCTACCAAGCACGTTTGTACCAAAACAGAACACAAATCGGTTGTCTGATACAAGCACAGTGTTAACTATTGTAGGTACATTAGAAGCACCGCTCTCGCTAGACAAGAGCACACCGCGAGTAGTTAAAGCATCAGTTGCATCCCAGAAAAATAAGTTACCCCCACGCGCCGCAAATATAAGATCTTCACCAAAATTAGATTGCGTCCATATTCGTAGTGCATCAGTAGACGTTACACCCACACTCCATGTACCAAGACCCCAACCAGCGGCACCCCAACCTACAAGTGTTTCTGCTACTGCAGGGCCAGTATTTACTTGATACGCAGCGGTCACAGAGCCACCGCCTGAAGCTGAAGAGCTTGCAGCCTCACTAGCTGTTATGGTGTATGTGTTACCCGTTAAGTACGTTATCTGGAACTCACCGTTTAGAGTCAGTCCACCTACAGCAGAGGCACCACTAAACGTAACAAAGTCATTGTTTATATACCCACCAGCAGCGTCCGTGACTGTAACTGTGGTTGATCCACTTACAGTGGTGAAAGGGTCAGTAAGCGATACAGACGCACGTATAGGAGTAATGTCGTAGTACGTCCCACCTTGTTCTATATAAAACTTTAAGTTAGTACCTACACCAAGTAGCTTTTGACTACCTAATGTCACCCAAGAAAACAAAGACCTAGCAACACCTAGAAAAGAGTTAGTAGATATACGATTCCACCCACCTATCTTTTCTGGCATACCTGCTCTAAATCGTACTTTGTCGCAGTCGTACCAGCCGCCTTCACTTGTATAGCGAGTGTTCTCTCTATCTACTCCGGGCTTAAATACCATCTTTTGTAGTGGCATTACTGATACTCCCCTGTTCGGATCATCTCAGTCACCTCTACGGCACGATTACCCACCTGTTGACTCCAGCGGCTGTCCATAAACTCGTCGGCTGCAATGTCAAACTGCTCTCTGGACATCGCCTCAACCGCTTTGATAAATCCACGCAGTCTTGTCTGACCCAGATTAAAACTAATATCTATCATCGCATCTTGACGCGCTTCGTTAAGAGCAGGGAACCAGAAATACGTGTCAGTTAATTCTTGTCGGACACGCTCTATGTCGTTGTTCAGAAGATAATCTATTTCGTCATCAGACAACCCAAGACCAGACTCAGCTATGTTGCGGCCAACACCAATAGTTTCATATCCAGCAGAGCACATATAAACTTTAGAGCGAACACCTTCGTGGCGTTTTAGCATTTCGATTAATTGAGTCATTACTTCTCCCTGCTAACTCCCCTAGTTTTTTCGTAGGATCTCATAGCGCCGAGGCCCAACATTCCGGTCATCGTGGTCATCAACAGCGACGGGTCTATCTCTGGAACCTCTACCCAGATACCTGCAATTGGTGCAATCAATACATGATACAGAAGACCCAGACTACAGCACCAACCAATCGAGGGACGCCACCCGGCAACGAACAGCGACTTGTGAGCAGCCTCGACCTTGTTGATCTCCATTTGGCCCTTGGCAAGTTCAGCGGCATGGCGTTCTGCAAGCGTGCTCAACTCAAAGGCAATACGATTCTTTTCGTCCTTGTCTTCAATGACCTTGTCGAGCAAAGACGTGGCTGGGCCTATGAGTGATGCAAGTATGCTCATCGTTTCGCCATGTACGCTGTAGCACCAAAGTATAGACCTACTATGCTTGCCTGACTAAGAAATAACATGTCACTTAAAGACGCCAGAGTGGACAAACGAGACTCAGGTATGAAGGGCAGAAGTGGTAGTAAAGCGAAAACCACCATACTAGTAAGACTAACCCAAGCCATTCTTCGTTGACTATCTGCTTTCTCTTCACGCAGTTCGATCTCAACAAGCTCTTGATTTCTTGCCAGTTCTTCATCGCTTACCGTCCCGTCCCCGTCGAGGTCGTACTGGGCATAGCGCGATTTAGGTTCTAGTTTCTTAGGACTCATTGTCTTTACCTGCGATATAGCCAGCACAAAGACTTACGATGCCAATGATGGCGTGCTCAAGCAACCTAATTACAGACTCATCAGGAGGACGGCTTTCGGTTATGGCTATGTAAAAATCACCAATAACTATCGTCGCAAGCAGGAATATTAGCCCTACAACTAAGATCATCACCATCTTTGCTTTCATTCGGACGCTGCCTTCTTGGGATCACGGAACAGTATTTTGTTACCAGCATCTGCGGTGGGTATCTCTCTAACTGCACAATACGTTGAGAAGTATCGGTTGTTACTAAGAAGCTGATTAATACTACCGACAGACTGTGCGTTGAGCGCATTGCTGTACTCAAGGCAGCTTGTCAGTTCTTGGAAATAAAACTCTTGGCCTGTGGGTTCGCCCCGCTCAAGAATAATCAAGACAAAGATCATCATGCTCATGCTTCAAGATCCAGATAGTCTTGTCGTGTGACTTTGAGTGTGGAGGTGTGTATTTCGCCGCTGCGGTATTCGTATACAAGTTCGCTGTAACGAGTTATCGCTGCAATTTCTTTGGTTGTGTTGCGAGATATTTGGTCAATGCGGTAAGCGTCCCGCAACTGGTCAATACCGTG